CTCACGGGGTCGCTACGGTAGCGCTGTTGCTACCATTATCTGACAAGTTATCAGATAGTCCTTCACACCAGTAGGGGCTATGTTCTCATGGCAAAAGTGCTCAGGCTTCCTCGAGAAGAATCTCGAGGTCTCCCCGAAGGCATGGATCCTCATAAATTTTATGAGTACGCCATCGAGAAGCGTAGTAAAGAAGCCACTGGCATCGAGGGGTTACTTTACCAGATACTACCTTGGGAGGTTATCAGATCGTTTGCTGTTGCAATCGATCCGTTTTACCAGTTCAAGGTAAGTGGGGGAAAGATAACCCAGGCAAATCGTACTCGTTATAGGGAATCAGTAAGCGTATTAGGTACTCGTACCTACTACTCCTCCCAGTTCTCACAGAATTGTGGGAATGGACCTGATCCTTATGACCCGTTTAACAAAGCGGGCCCATACTTGTGCGATCCACCTTATACGCCAACCTCAACTACGGCACGAATGTCGCAGCCAAAGTTGACGTCTATCTCGATTGATACGACTCGGAGAACGCGCCAAATTGGGAGTACCCAGGGCGAATTTGAAAACTTCAAGTTCGACTTTAGGTCCCCTCAACGAGGAATATTCTCCGACTTCTTCACGAGAAGTACCTATTATGGTCCAGGACCTTACACTGTAAGGTCTGAAAACAAAGGGCACTTCCGTGATGTAGTATCATCCGGTGCTATCCTGTCTCAAGATGCTCTTGACGGTATCAGAGCGGCCGAAAAGGCTGCTGTCGAGGCGCATATGTCAAAGTATGCAATCTCGATGTACAAGGGAACCAACCCACAATTTAGGTCGGCTTCCTTGTTCCGTGATATCGCAGAGTTGAAAGATCTTCCTAGGAGCGTCCTTCAATTAAGGGAAACTCTTAAGAACCTTTCGTCTCTGTATCAATCTCTTCCAGTGTCTCAGTCGGTGAAGCAAAGGATTTTTTCCATTGCTCCATCGATAAAAGACATACCAAAGGAGTATGTTTCATACCACTTTGGATGGAAGCAGATATACAGGAGCATCCTCGACGTGTTGCAGAAACCAGAGAAGATATCTCGTCAAATCGACTTCTTGATTCGACGCTCTGGCAAAGCAACAACCTACAGGAGTTCTAGGAAATTTCCTAGTGCTTCTGGAGAGGGATCCCCATTCGCGACCTATGACCCACTCCTCATGACGAATGAGGGCCCTTGGCCTTTCCAGGCTTTGGTTGTGGGTCGTGTTGAGAGGGAGATAGAGTTAAAGATGGTAATTAATACCACCTTTGACTTTCCAACTCTTAACAGGCCTAAATTTGTTCATGATAAATTCATGGACAAGTTGGGGCTCATACCACGCCCAACGGATCTTTATAACTTAGTTCCGTGGACATGGCTAGTTGACTGGTTTTCCGGTGCGGGTAACTACATCGAAATTATCGATGAAATTAACCGTGACCGGTCAATCATCAACTGGGGTTTCCTTACCGGCATCTCAACCGGTAGGGCGATTTCTGAGCATAGATCGAGAACATACAATAACCGGACGTATGTCGACTTTATCTGGGACCGAACTTCGGTTGATACTTATCAACCGTTTGCTCATACCAGTGTGGTCGACTTCACTTTCCAATTACGGAAAAGTCTGGCTACTGTCATGGACGTGAAAACAACAGCTGATGTGGGGTCATTAACCCCATATCAACAATCTATCCTTGGTTCTTTGCTTTCGCAAAGGATCAATTTTAGGAGGTAGGAATACCCCTGCCTTCACATTCATTGCACTAGGAGACGTTCCATGCTAGCAGACCCTGTCACTGTAACCGCTGCCTCGCCCACTCCCGAACTTAACCTTGCGGTTGTTCGGGCGGACGGCTACGGCTCAGAGCGTGTGGATACTGGTGGCGCAGGTTATACCTGCATCATTAACCACACGAAAGGGAAGAATGGCAATCGACACTACGTCCAACTGACGCAGACCGTCGACGCCACCGACCCGTACTCCGGTCTGGTACGGAAGCAAGTTGCTTCTGTATCAATGTCTATCTCACGGCCTCCGTTTGGTTTCACCGATGCAGCGATTATCGCATTGGCGAAGGCCCTCACGGATTTTCGTGATGATAGTCAGGTGACCACCGCTCGCTTGATTCAGTTTCAGTCCTAATACCACATTAGTGGTATTATTGTGAACTTTATCAAGGAATTCTTCTTCTTCGTTGTGACGGTCGTAGCTATAGTAGCGATACTTATAGCTCTTCACGACATGACGAGTGTACAGAGTGCCGATTTTAGCGCTCTGGGTAACTTCTTTAAGTTACTCGAAGAATTCGTTCGAGCAGTGTCGGTACTCATTCAATAGTACCGCTGAGAGCATGGGACTTGGAATCACCACCTCAAGGAGGAAATGATGAAAAGTCCAATAGTTCTCCTTCGGAGTCTCTGGCAAGATATCCAGAGACTTGAACCTGGTGTGAAAGGGCTCGAGAGAGATTTCGTTACTCTCGAGAATAGGTTCGCACACGAGGGTTATGGATTCCTATCCATAACCTTACCTAAGCTATGTGACGCCATCATTGATGGAATCACGACGCATAGGTTCAGCTGTCCCGCTGGCTTTAAAACCGGCGGTCAAGCAATCCCGAAATTTTTGTCGGGTATGCTTTCTGAAGTGTTCGAACCGTCATCTGGCCAACTTAGAGAGGATCCTAATATCGGGATCATAAAGCTCCTACGTGAGGTGCTTTACCTCTTTAAGAAAACTCAGCTGAGCGATCAAGTGAATTTGAAGCTTCACGAGAAAGCCGTTGCTGAGTTCTTTGATAACGACGATCTGATCAAGGATCTAGAGATAGATCCGAGAAAAGAAGATCTTATCAAACGTGTCGCTAGTCTTCTGCTTCCTAATCTCGAAACTAGAGATTTTGAAACTATCGGCTATAAACACGGGCCAGGTGCCGTATACGAAGGTCTAAAGGGAAACCAGAAATGGCGTTTCCTTTATGAGGCCCTTACTTCTAAGGGCTTTGACGCAGACTTTTATGGCTACGCGAATTTCGTCTATATGTCAAAGGGTCTTCAAGCCCTTGAGCATGACGAAATGAGCAGAGTCGAAAAGTCCGGTTCCAACGTATCCGGTCCTTCTAACAACACTGCTAGGCTAGTAACCGTTCCGAAAAACAGTACTTCGGTTCGGACGATAACTGTTGAACCGGTCCTCAAGCAATTCTTGCAACAAGGACTTAATATCGTACTTAGAGAAGAAATTCTCAAGTGTGCGATATTACAACAGTGCCTAGCTTTATCCGACCAAGAGCAAAACCAAAAGTTAGCCTTGGAAGGTTCCCTTACTCGCTACTGGTCAACTATTGATTTGAAATCTGCCTCAGATCTCCTGAGCCTAAAGCTCGTGGATCTCTGTTTCAGAAATCACCCTGGTTTCTACCAGAGGATGATCAATAGTCGATCTGGCTTCGTCGCTGAGGGTAATGTCCCTCGTGAACTTAGCAAGTTCGCAGGTATGGGTAACGCTTTAACATTCCCGGTGCAGTCAACAGTCTTTGCTATCGTTGCAATGGCTGCCATCTGCGACGCGTTGGGTAAAAAGCCAACGCACCAAGTGTTACAGCGTGTTGTTAGGCATATTCGCGTCTACGGTGATGATATCATCATCGGAGGGCAATATGCTCATCAGGTAGTGTCTTGGCTTGAGTCGGTTGGTCTCAAAGTCAACCGACGCAAGAGCTTTCTTGAAGGCAACTTCAGAGAAAGTTGCGGAGTCGATGCTTACAAAGGAGTAGAGATTACTCCCTTGTATCTACGGCACCGGCCAGACAATGCTTCTGTCGAGCCAAAGGCTATTGCTCATCTAGTG